GCTCGAATCCTGTCAATTAAAATCAGAAAAACTTCAGTTATTAATAAGTGAACAAAATAATTCTATTGATAAATTATCTGATGATTCAAAGTTGGAAGTGCAAAAAATAAAAGATAATCAAATGAGATACAATAATGAATATCTTGAGGAAATGAATGCGCTTAATCCGACATTTAATGAGGTGGTGCCATCTGATTGCAATGCAGCCATTAAATGGGGTATCGATAAAGCTAAGGAAATAACAAATGATAATACATGATTTTTTATTAAAGCATAGAGTAACAATTAGGAATTCTATTTATTACGCAATAATCTTTGTTGCAATTATGTTGGCTCTTTTATTAATTAGTTGTAATAAAATTCAGGATCAGCCACTGGTGATAGAAAAGCCTATTGCTATTAATCTGCCTAAACCCATAGTCCCTAAATTATCACCACTTCCTATTAGTGAATTAAGCGATTACTCAGAGCCACCCGAGGTTATTAAAGCTTATGTTGAAACAGTTTATATTCAACAAAAATATATCAAAATATTGAATGCTATTCTATCTGATTATTAATGCTCACTTGTAATAAGTGTGGAATCTTTTCTCATAAATATCAAACATAATGGATAATATTTCTGCTGCATCATCAGGTTTGTTTTTATCAATTTTATTTCTTGTCATTATAATTAAAAAAGCAACTTGATCAATGAGCTGGTTAATCGAAGTTCTCTTAAAATAAGTTATCAATTCTCAAATTTTATTCTTATTCTAAAAAATGTTAACAGTTATAGCATTCGGAGTTAGATTTAGTTCTTACCAAAAAGAACGTGATACTGGAATCGAACCAGTGACACCTTATTTAACATATAAGTGCTCTAACCAGTTGAGCTAATCACGAAAAGTTTGCTGCCATGCTGTACAACATGTACGGTTTAAGGCACCGAGCGAGCCTTTTCTCATTCGCCTCAAGTTGCTTTAAGAATTTTAATCTCTTTTGTAGTTATTTAATACATATTCATCAAGCGTTATTTCGCAATTCCAATTTGCTTGTTGTATTTTGGCATCTATCATACGCAAACATTTGGCATAGTAGTCATATTCTTCCGTAATTTGACTAGCTGTCACCTTTGGAACTTGAGCTACAATATCGTCTAGATCATCAGTGACTTTCTGACGTCGTGCTTTTACTTCCCAGCAGTTATTCACATTAATTTGATGCAATTGTTTTACTTTCGCATCAAGTTCTTTGCGTCGCAATAATGCTTCCGCTAATTTAATATTTTTCACTATTTTTTCTCCTTTTTATTTTTACTTTTCTTACTTTTTCCTGCTTTATTTAGCGAAATAGCTATTGCCTGCTTTCTTGGCTTGCCAGCTGCTATTTCAGTTCTAATATTTTCACTTACTACTTTATTTGATTTGCCTGGTAATAACGGCATATTAATTCTCCTTATGTTTCTATTTCCGGTCTATATTCTTTTGAATTCATCCCAAATGTCCACGATACCGCATCAGATGCCTTTGTTATGCTAGGAGGAACTCTCAAAAAATATTCTTTAAATATTCCATCTGGCTCAGGCGTGCTATTAATGACCTTTACCATTACTAGAGGCTCATCATTATTAATTTCTTTTCTATAAAGCTTGCCTAAATTATCTTCGTGAATCAACTTGGCATTTGAGTTTATTAAATATTTTTCTTGACCATAAAAATCAATCATCACTCGTTTTATTTCCAAATTTGATTCTTCATCTATTTTTTCAACTGTTATTTTTTCTGGATTCTCTATAATCCATTCTTTTAATCTAACGCCATTTACTGCATATATTTTCCAACCATCTGGATATTGAACAGCGGGTCCAGTTAAACAATGTAACCTTCCTTGTTCATTTGTATTTAAAATGCAAGGACGCTCAGATACCCAGCATATATTCTCATGAGGTAAAAACCAGCCCGCATTTTTTGCTAATTCTATTAAGCCATTAACTTTCTTTGTTTCTTCAATTAATCCACATTCAATCTTAAAAAAATCATAAAATGCCAGCCAATTTGCATCATGTTGACCATATCCAGAATCCGCCACAGAAGTCTTCACAGAATCCGCCACAGAATCCCTCACAGAACCACTCACAGCCTGCCCCACAGAATCCCACACAGAATCCCACACAGAATTCTTCACAGACTTCACCACGGAATCCGCCACAGACTTCTCCACAGAATCCCTCACAGACTCCCACACAGAATCCGCCACAGCCTGCTCCACAGAATCTGCCACAGAATCCCTCACAGCCTGCTCCACAGAATCTGCCACAGAATCCCTCACAGACTTCACCACAGAAGCCCACACAGAATCCACCACAGACTTCACCACAGAATCCCTCACAGAATCCCACACAGCCTGCCCCACAGAATCCCTCACAGAATCCCTCACAGAATCCGCCACAGCCTGCCCCACAGACTCCCACACAGAATCCGCCACAGCCTGCTCCACAGAATCTGCCACAGAATCCCTCACAGACTTCACCACAGAAGCCCACACAGAATCCACCACAGACTTCACCACAGAATCCCTCACAGAATCCCACACAGGACCACCCACAGCAGCCCTCACAGAATCCCCCACAGAATCCCACACAGGACCACCCACAGCAGCCCTCACAGAATCCCTCACAGACTCCCTCACAGAATCCGCCACAGAATCCACCATAGAAGTCCCCACAGAACCACTTACAGGGGCACTCACAGAATCCGCCACAGAAATCCTCACATAATGCCCCACAGAATCCCCCACAGCATTCCTCACAGAATCCGCCACAGACTTCTCCACAGAATCCACCACAGAAGCCCACACAGAATCCACCACAGACTTCACCACAGAATCCCTCACAGAATCCCACACAGGACCACCCACAGCAGCCCTCACAGAATCCCCCACAGAATCCCACACAGAATCCCTCACGGACTTCACCACAGAATCCCCCACAGAATCACTCACAGAATCACTCACAGACTTCACCACAGAATCCCTCACAGACTCCCTCACAGACTTCTCCACAGAATCCCACACAGAAGCCTCCACAGAATCCCCCACAGCAGCCCACACAGAAGTCCTCACAGAATCATTCACAGAATCCCACACAGAAGCCTCCACAGAATCCCACACAGAAGCCCCCACAGAATCCCTCACAGACTTCTCCACAGAATCCCACACAGAATCCCTCACAGACTCCCTCACAGAATCCACCACAGAATCCCTCACAGCATTCGCCACAGAAATCACCACAGAATCCCTCGCAGAATCCCTCACAGAATCCCACACAGAATCCCTCACAGCATTCGCCACAGAATCCCTCACAGAATCCGCCACAGACTTCACCACAGAATCCCTCGCAGAATCCCTCACAGAATCCCCCACAGCAGCCCTCACAGAATCCGCCACAGACTTCCCCACAGAATCCCCCACAGCATTCCTCACAGAATCCGCCACAGACTTCTCCACAGAATCCACCACAGAATCCCACACAGAATCCCACACAGAATTCTTCACAGACTTCACCACGGAATCCGCCACAGACTTCTCCACAGAATCCACCACAGAAGCCCACACAGAATTCCTCATAGAATCCGTCACAGAAGCCCACACAGAATCCGTCACAGAAGCCGCCACAGAATCCCACACAGACTTCTCCACAGACTTCCTCACAGAAGTCCTCACAGACTCCCTCACAGAATCCCCCACAGACTTCCTCACAGAAGTCCTCACAGAATCCAACACAGAATCCCTCACAGACTTCACCACAGACTCCCTCACAGACTTCTCCACAGACTCCCACACAGAAGCCTCCACAGAATCCCCCACAGAATTCCACACAGAATCCATCACAGAAGTACCAAAAATTTTCATTAATTCTTTATCTAAAATAAGAGCTCTTACTAATCCTTGTGACATAGGAGATCCACACCAAACTATTTTTTTTGGCGGTTTTAATCCCGCTAGTATATAAGATTCATTAATTGCTTTTTCTGCTTCTATTCTATTAGCAGGATCAATACATAGTCCAATATTAGTCCATTTTTCTACATATTCCGGAAATTTATCTTTTTGAAATTGCGTTAATTCGGTTATTTTAATCTGCGACATATTGAATCCTCCCAGGAGTATAAAATCTTTGTCGAATAACTTCATAATTACCAATAGGTAGAATTATTTTTGAATGCTCTTCATGAACTAACGTAGATTCTTTCTTAACAATAAGGAAGAATTTTCCTGTTTTTTTGTCAGTTAAAAATAAAACATTCTTTGAATGGATGGCATGCGCATGGCCCGTAGCTTCCCCATATGCTAAAACAATTCTATTCTCTTCTGTTTTTGCGTCTGATAAATCATCCGGCAATTTATCTATCTTTCTTATTAAAATATCACCCTGTCTATACATCGATATTCTCCTTTAGTTCTTCTTTTTTTAATTCAAATTTGCTTTCAATAACTTTTAACCTAGCGTCAAACCGATTCAGGTTAATTTCCATTGCTCTATTAATCTCATTAATTATATTTTTTGTAAAATCAGTGAGCGATGATTTAATAGTATTAATTTCATTTAAAGAGTGCTCTTTAAATTTATCAATATCCTTTTCAATATCATTAATGATAAACTTCTTAATACTCTCAGTTATTTTAAACATCTTGTTTGTCTCCTTTAAGTTAAGTATTTACGTATCTCTATATTATGCTTTTCAGCAGCTTTTAACATGCACGATGATAGGTGATTAAACTCTTTATCAGGTTGAATATAAGTTACATTAATGCGGCTCATATTATCTTGCCAGAATCGCAATAAATTTCGCTCATAATCTAAATCATTATAATTCCTAATACCTCTAATCACCGTAACGTCATAATTTATAGATTGTATATAATCAGTTAATAGACCTGGATGTATTGTTATTTGCCTATAATTCAATTCATTGGGTAAAAAAAAGTTTCTAGAGTCTTTTTCAGGATTAAGGCAATATGCAATTATTACTTTATCAAAAATTCTCTCTGCTTTTTCCAATATATTTAGATGTCCTTTGTGAAATGGGTCAAAAGTACCTGGATAAATAGCAATTTTCGGAATTTTATGTTCTACATATTGGGCTAATTCCATATATTGGTATTCTTTAAATATGGCATCTTCATAATCTATTTGATATCCAAAATCTTCTTTTAAGATACTTCTATCTGCCGCTTGAAATATCTCAGAATGTTTGTTTCTTCCATTTCCTGAGATAGTATCTTCAATAATATTGATTATGTATTCTCCATAATTGAAGTTAATTGGACATTTTTCTTTAAAGAAAGTAATTGATTTTAATTCATTATCGTTTCTACGTGGGTCATACACAATGTCGTGAAAAATTGCTGATAAAAACAATATATCATTACCCAGCATATCAATTTCTCTAAAATAATTCAAAATGTTAATTATATGATTCAAATTATGATAAAATCTCCATGGTTCATAATATTTATCCAATATTATTGGATTAAAACCTAGATCCTTTAACCTTTGTTCTATATGTTCTTTTAACATCCGCAAAACCTCCCTTTTGGTACTTCTGCATCAACTGGTATTTCTGGAATTTCATCTTGCTCTTTATGTGATTTTTTTAAATTACCAGAAGTCATAAATGCAATATCGGATATCACTGGTGTTCCGGCAGCAACTACTTTTATTTTTCTTACGGTTATTTTTTCATCAGTAAATTTTTCATTACTTCTTTTTAACTCATCAATTATTCTCATATGATTTTTTCCCCAAAATTAAATATTGGCAATTTCTATATTATCTACACCGTCATTATTGTATTTGACAGAATCCACACTTATTAATACTTTTGCTATAATATTAAAAGATAACTTTTCGTAATTGTCTTTAAAATATTTTGATGATTTAATAGATCCTTCAATATAGAGCCTGCATCCTTTTTTCACTATTTTTTGAGCTATTAGCGCTAATTTGCTAAAGCATACTATATTATGCCATTCAGTATCTTCTATTAGCTGCCCTGTGTTTTTGTCTTTGTATTTATTACCAGTAGCCAAGCTAAAGCGAGCTGTAATTAAACCGCTATTATCGTGAATAATAGGATCTTTGCCTGCAAAACCTATTAACAATACTTTATTGAGTCCTAATGCCATATCTTTCCTCTTTTGCTTTTTTAATCATATCTTTGAGTTGTTTTGAGAACAAGGCTGGATTATCAACCTGATCTTTTAATTTATCAAAATGAATTACTAGCATAGATGCTGCTAAACCATAAGCCAATTTTTCTGCTTTCTTAATTCTAATAAATAAATTTATTAAAATAACAAAGTTTAGGGCTATCAAAATTAAAATAAATATCATCATTTGTTCCCCATCTTTTTTATGATATATAGAATTAAAGCAATAATAATTCCTAGGTCTATTGTCATAACCAAAAGAATAAGATTTGTATCAGTCATTTTTTACACTCCTTCGCCAGGGTGATTAGGATCAAATCCACCCAAAGTTTGATTTGGCTCCAAGTTTCCTAATTTATCGAAATCATTTACCCATTCTTTATTTTCTTTTACAATATTTTTTTCTAATTCTAGCTTACGAATATCTTTTAATTTAATTATTTCATTTTTGAATTTTGGATAATGTATTAATGCTTTTGTGAAAGAATCTTTCAATGATTCCAGGGTTGTGCTTTCATCGAATTTAGTTTTAATTTCATTTTCCAGAAAAGCCACATCTACTTCCGTTATCTCCGGATCATTTAAAAGTTCTTTGGGCAATCCTTTTTTATTCAATTCCGGAATGGTTTCCAATTCACTTTCATCTAGGATGCCCAGACCTCCAAGGCTCAGCGTAACCCTTCTCTTAGCTTTAGTCTCAGCTTTCATAACAGCATTAGCATAGGAATCTCCGCGTAATCCTTTTACACTTACAGCGCCTGTTGATACATCCTCGCGACCATCTCGCGCCCTAGCATAGGCAGTGGCTGAATATACTTCATCACCTATTAATTTTCCTTCTAATTTGGTAATGCTTATTCCATGAATCTTTCTTAATTGTTCGGTACAATCTTTTCTAGCATATAAAACTTTTTTTCCTTGTAATATGAGATATTCAAATGGTTTTGTTAATGGATTTAAGCCCAGAGTTTCGCACAGTTTTGTTTGATACAATAATAATTGATCAGTATTAAGTTTGCTTAAATCTCCATCAATAAGAACTTTCTTTAATATATCATTATCTAGCTTGTAATCTGGCTCTGGTACTCCTTTTTCTTTATCATAAATAATAATAGATTGTTCATTAATATCTTTTTTCATAAAATATCCCCTGTTTTAAATTAAATTATTCCTTATAATCACGTAAACTTTCTTCTAATCTATTTAATTCCCCTTGTTCTACAATTTCAGACCTTACTATATTTATGGCGCTCTTAGCTTCAATCCCTATCCTAACTTGACCTTTCAATAGTCCATATATCTTTATTTTTGCCACTAATCCATTGCCTGCATCAATATAAAATGACTCTTGTTCTTTGCGATTTAAAACTAATGACATCGTCTTCTCCGTGAAGTTATTATAGAGGCATTATCTGCACTTCCATCGTTTTTAAAAAATCATTGTAACAACGAATACACGATTTAAAGCTTTCTCTTCCTGTGTTATAATCTTTATGGCTTGCAACCTCATAATATTTTAATTCCTTATGTATGTTACAAAATGCCTTCATTCTTTTTGAATCTTCTTCAGTCATGAATTAATCTCCTTTAAAATTTATGCATCCTCATCAAACTCCCCTTCTATCTTCATAATGTTTCACTTCGCTGTATTCGCATGGACGATAGTATTCTGATACTTCAAGAGCAGTTGGTTCTTCGCGATGATTTTCACTATATTTTTTGTAGTCTTCTTTATTTTCTACAATATTTTGCATAATCCGTCGTACTCCCTCTACGCAGTCAATGGGGAAATCTTCGGATAAATTATCACCTCCCTCAGATATGGCCATCGCAACTTCCTCTATCAGCTCTTCATGACTTACATAGTCAGTGAGATATAGCTTTATGCATTGCGCGCTTTCTCTCCATCCTAAATCTTTCCAGGTAGTATGTCCGCTCTCTATTAGCTCAGATAAATAATCAATCAGGTTGAGTTTATTATTCACTTTTTCTCCTTTTCATTCATCAAAAATAATCAATCTCAATTTCACTATATACACCAAAAATGTAATTGTCAACTATTAAAAATATCTGGTCTCAAATCTCTCATTTTTATTTTTCCAGCGCTAAGCTTGGAAATCTTATTAACATGCTTTACAGGAATAGCATGCGTTCCGCTAATCCAGTTAGAAATGTTTTGAGGTGAAATACAGAGTAAATTTGCCAATTTAACCTGATTTCCTACTATATCAATTACTTTCATTAGATTTTTTATGGCTAAATCATGATTGTAATTAATATATCTTATTACTTTATTATCCATAGATGTGCCTCCTATAGATTGCTAAGATTATAAAATACGGATATCATACTACACCAGTTCTGAACCTAAGTCTAGGCGTTCTAAAAACAAGGACTCTCTCATGTCAAAATTTCCATTTATGCCATTTTATACTGCCGATTTTTTTAGAGATCAAAATGTCATATTAATGAATAACAGAGAGATAGGCTGCTATATGAAGTTAATCGCCCAATGCTGGGATCATGGTCACATTCCAGATGACATTGGACAAATTGCGAAGCTTTGCAATGAATCAAAAGAAGATATGGCACAGCTATGGCAGAGCATGAAAATGTGTTTCAAAAAAGTGAAAAAAAGTGATGGCAAACTTATGAACACTCGCGTTTTTATGGAGCGTAAAAAATTGAACAACAGGGCAAAAGAGAGGTCAGAATCGGGTAAAAAGGGAGCAAAATCAAGATGGTACGACAAGAGAAAGAGCTATGGCTCAGCCATTGATTTGCCATTGGCTGAGCCAATGGCAAAAAATGGCTATACATATTCATATTCAAATATAAAAAAAACTAAACCTATCGGTTTAGTAAAAAAAAGTTCGAAACGTGTTTCGAGCGAATTTCCTGATGACTTCAATTTGAACGGGGGTCATTTGCAGTTAGCGGCAGAATTTGGACATAACGCCGAGGAGGAATTCTCAAAGTTTCGTGACTGGGCAATGGCGCATGGGACCAAATACAAAAATTGGGACCATGCTTTTCGCAATTGGATTCGTAATGCAGAAAAATTCAAAACAGCAAACAAGGGGACTGGGTATGAAAGAAGAAAAACGGGGCGAGATTATATCTTTGAGGGAATGGACGGAAAGAGATGGTCGACCATCCCAGAAGGATACGAAGAAAAAACACTCGACGAATTATCAGAGCTGGAGAGAAATGGCATGGATTAAAACACTTTTTGCAAAAATGGCAGCGATTTACGATAAGCGCTGGAGTGATAAATTCACCTCGAAGTACGATTGTGAAGTTGCAATGGAAGAATGGTTTAATACGCTTCGAGAATTTAAAATTTCAATTATTATAAACGCAATTGATAGGTTAAAATGCTCTGGTAATGCCTATCCACCGAACCTGATTGAATTTTACGAGTTATGCAAATCAGAAAGGGAAAAAGATAGAAAAAAATATTTTCGGGAAGAGCAAAGCAAGAATCGTTATGAACCGATTTCTTACAAAACAAGAAGAGCATTCCTGGATGCAGTTGACAAATGTTCTGAAAACGGTAGGCAAGATCTCTGCGACAAGCTCTGTGCATTACTTGCGCAAATCGAGGAAAAAGGAGCTTTAGTCGAATAAATTAGGTTACCCGCTACATAGGTATTGGTTTTATAATTATCTCGTGCGTATAAAAGAAATAGGGGCGTTTAATCCTATTTTAAAATTGGGTTTTAACCCCCTGAAGTCGCTGCGACATGACATATGCAATATTGTACAATTTTATTACATCCTCAGGAGAGTATATAATATGAATAGATCCCTTCCAGCGTTCGTGAAAATTTTCTTCCATAAAGGTGAGTTTTTTTCTGGAAGGCGAGAGCTTTCCATTTTTAATTTCTACGAGGAAATTCAGGCCAAAAAGACCGAATACAGCATCTGTGAAACCGTGTTTTACCATGGAGGTAACAGCGACTGAAAAACCCATTTTTCTCGCTATTTTTATAATCTCATATTGATTATTATCTACTTTGTAAACCATTACTTTTAACTTAAAAAAAGGATAAATTATATGACAATTCTCGATAAATTCCTAGAAATTGCAGAAAAAGAAATTGGTGTAAAAGAAGGAGAGAATGCTTCACGCATTATTGAATATAATGCTTATACAGAGCTTGATGCGCAAAATGATGAAATTCCATGGTGTTCAAGTTTCGCTAATTTCGTTGTAGCGCAAGCAGGATTGGTCGGCACTAAATCAGCAGCGGCAAAAAGTTGGTTGAAATGGGGGAAGGAATTACAAGACCCAATTCCCGGTTGTATTGTTGTGATGAATCGCGGGAAAAATCCAGCATTAGGTCATGTAGGTTTTTATGTAAAAACTGAAAATGATGGATTGATTGTAATTTGCGGAGGTAACCAGCATAACGAAGTCAATATCTCAAATTTTTTTCCGAACTCAATTTTATCATATCGTGCTCCAAATGCTTTTCTGAAAGAAGTAATCTATTGACAATACACTTTTTGTGTAGTATGTTTACTATTGTTAGGCGCCAGATAATTATGGTTGTTCCGTATTAATAATTGATTTCCATAACTAATTTGGCGCCGAGCTAAGTTTAATTTTATATATATTTGTTTAATGAAATTTGAGAAATATAGGAGAATACGATGGAAGATAATAAGCAAAAAGAATATGAGGAAAAAATGAGTGCTCATATGAATGAGTTTGTAAGTGAGTTTGTCAACGAATATGCAAAATATCACGACAAGATGATGGAAAATATTTTTTTCTTTATTGAAAAAAATGATGAATTATTTGATGATGCTGATCAATGCTGTAGGTTTCTTTTAAATTACTTATCATCTTTTCTGGCCAATATTTTATTGGGTAATCTTAGGTATGTTTCGGAGATAGCGAACGTAGAGATAGCTAAACATTTTTTTGTTCTGGTTCAAAAAAAAGTTGTTGCGAATATTCATGAAGCCTTTGGCTTGGAAAAAGTGGTTTCACGCAAAGGAAATAAAGATTTACATTAGGATAATATCACATGACAAATGTTCTTGATGAGGAAAAAAATGAAGATTTGAAGGATTTTTACGAGAGAGTCACTGATGATTTTGTGGAAAAAGTGATCGATGCTCAAAATAATCTATATATTGAGTTCAATAGAGCTAAATTACCACTTCTAAAGGTTAAGCATGTTTATTTGGCTCTGTTAACAACGGCTATGCATGTTTTAATTTTTAATTATGGTCTGGCAATGGGAAAAGATTTTGAGAATTCCGTGAAAACTATATCAAAAGCCATCCTTAAACACGAAAAAAAAAATAAAAAGATGACTAGAGAATTACTGAAGAGTTTATGGAAAAAAGGATCGATGCATTAACTACTCTGGAGAAAAACATGGAATTTAAATTCGCAATTGGTGATAGAGTCAAAGATAAGCCAACGGGTACTAAAGGAAGGATTATCGGTCTATGTTTAGATATAATCGGACTGGGCGAAAGCGAAAGAATAAGTTATCAGATCCTACGGGATAATGAGAGTGGATTATTTCATAGAAATGAAAATGCCTTGATAAGGCTAATTAAAAAAAAGAAATATTTTGATGCGTTGGAAATGGTGAAAGCTTTGCAAAAAGGTAAAAAAGTCAGACTACGCCTTTCGCCAAAAGGAGAATTTGTAAAATTAGAAAATGGTAGGGTAGTTGATCAAAATGGTGATCCATCCTGCATTAGTCTATTTCCCCTAGAGAGAGTCTGGGAAATTTTAGAGGATTGAGGAAAAGATAAGGTGACATTTTGGATGAACAAACAAAAGATGAAAATATTTAATGATATGTTAATATGATAGTCGTATGTATTTGATTTTTAATACATGCGTGAGATAACGTAAAACAAACTTAACATAAAGAAGGAATATAACAATGGCATTACGAAGTATAGCTGGAAAATATACCCCAGCAGAAAAAGCACCAAGTGGCAAAATGGGTGGTCATGAAAAGAAAATGAAACATCACATGAAAGAAGCCCATCACCATCATAAAGAAGCTAAGCATCACGCCCATCATCTGGCTAAAGCTGCAAAGCACGGTCAAAGAGGGCATAAAAAAGGTAAATAATGAGTATGTATAATCTGGCTATTAGGCTCCCTGTTTGACTCCCCGTCAACATAGTAATAATAGCTGGATTATTTATGGGAATGGTGGGTATTGCAGATTATGAGGAGAACAAATGAAATCACGATGCAAGATTTGCAATGGCACAAGATTAGAGACTGGTATGGGTGGAATGCAAAAGACATGTTCTTTTTGTAATGGCGACGGTTGGGTAGAAATAATCGATATTATTAAAAAAGCAGAATGTGCTGAAAATGGTAAAGCTGAAGTTGTGTATGGAAATAAAAAGAAAGGCAGGCAAGATCTACGATAACAAACTTTCCGGAGGGTCATTAAATGAAATCTAAATGCAGTAAGAAAGAGATGAAAAATGTGGCTGATAAAGAAGCTAAGAAGATATCTAAGAAAGATGTAAAAAAACACGAAGTGCAAATGCATAAAAAGTCCAAAAAGAAATAATGATTGATTGGTGTCTCACTATAATTACAAAACAAAGTCTCGTTTAATAAAAGGATTGAAGCCTACGGGAAGGCAATTGCAGTTTGTTACTCATTATTTACGTCCAGGGCCAACCTATATGAATGCCACTCAATCAGCAATTGCTATCGGTATTAAAGAAAATCATGCTAGACAGATGGGTTACCAATATTTGAGGAGAATAGCAGTGAAGAATCTCATAGCAACGCATTTAAATGCTATCAAAGAAAATACAGTGGATACGTTTAAAGAGAATTTGGAATATGCTCGACATATTAGAAATGTATCTACCCCTTTAGAAGAAAAAGATCATACTAATATGGATAAGGATGCATCCATTAAAGCCATGGATTTGATTAATAAGATGCAGGGTCATTATGCTCCAGAGAAAATGCAGGCATTAACTGTAACTGCTGATACAGACTTAACAGAGCTAGAAGATAAGATTAAAGAATTCGAGAAGGAGTTTTAATATTTATGAAAAAATCAATTGATGGGCTCCCCAAATATATAAAATGCGGAGGGGTTAAAATACCCATTTTGATATCATATGACTGCGATAGAGAAAAATATTGTATTGCTTATAATAAATTTGGCTATAATTTAGTTTTTCCGATAGGTGGAATTTGTGGTGACTTAGATGAGTGTATCGAAAGAATGTCTAATTATCTTGAAGAGAGTCTGGAGTATAGGATGGATGTAGACATTGATAATTGTATTAGGTGCATGAATGACAAAAAGAGCAAAGGAAATGATTAATGAACATAAATAAAAAAGGCGGAATAGATCCAAAAACCCCAGAAGAAACTCATAGGGCGAAGGAGGCTGACTTAATCACTCTTCCTCAAGAAATAAGAGGAACCAATTGTTTTAATTGTAGATTTATAAGACAAATGAATGGTCAGGCTGGTTTCTGTGTCCATCCCAAAGTACAGCAATCTGTGAATGGAAGAATGTGTTGTGCTTTGTGGGATAGAGATGGAAGTATTAGACCATGGCAGAAATAAAAATGAAGGCATCAATTCCAGATATTTATTTTATAAAAAACGATAATATTAAAATGTTCTCAGCAAATGGAGTTCCCTATCCACTGGATGAATACTTGAGATTAACTGGAAAACCTACAACTTCTGATATTGCTGAAGTTCTTAAAAGATGGGGAAGATTCCCGAAAAAGTAATAAAAAGCTCGATGATATGCTTGAGGATAAGAAATAACTATGATGTTCAATATACTTCCTGCGATATGTGTTGTACTTATAATTACTTCATTAGTATTAGATCCAATATTACATCCAATAACCCCAAAAGAGATTCATAGGGAGAAGATGAAAGAATGTGTTTGTGTGATAGAGGATAAGGAATGACTATGCTGATCTCAAATGTACTTCCTGCGTCTAAATACTTCTGCAAAAAGCATGGTGTTATAGAAAATGAAGTTCAGTTCATATCAACTGATAAACATCCTAGAACTGCTTACTGCGTTGAATGCAAAACTGATTATGACTTTCAGGAATATACGCAATTCAAAGTCGAAGAATATGTAGAGCCAAAGACTGGAAGTGATGGTCAGCTTTCAACGACTCATGGAATGATTACATACTTCTGCAAAAAGCATGGGATATTGGAAAAACATGAAATCTTTTCGACTGAAGACAATGAACCAAATCTTATTTATTGCATCAAGTGTTATGATGAACAATTCGAAGTCGAAGGTCTTATATTAACCAGTGAATTAACAGAAAAAATAAAGGAAGCAATGAGAAGCAAAAATAAGGAATGATGATATTTGAAGAGTGTAAAGAACTATTATAAAAAGGACTAATGAGATGAAAGAAGATAGGCCGCATCACCGTAAATTACAATCATCTAATGGTTTTAAGATGATTAATGGTCAGTTAAGATTCTTTTCTTATGTAGAAAGAACAGAGCCTGTTGTTAGTGATGCTAAAGAAGTAGAAACTAAAAAAGTTAGATTTGATGACCAAAAAGAGCTTGTTGAATATGATAAAAAGCTCTTTGAGGTATCTAAAAAAAATATTGAATTAGAGAATGAAGTACAAATTAGAGCTAGTAGTGAATCTTTGTGTGGTGGATGCCTCTAATGAATAAAGTAAACATTGCATGCCAATGGCTTAAAATTAATCGTAATCGTAAAAAGTTGGGTGCCTATAAAGATGAAGATAAGGGAAAGGAGCTTGTTAAATATGATAAAAAGCCTCGAAATAAATTGGCGAATGATATCGAAATGAAGCAATGGTTCATAACAAATGATACTGAAAAAGGATATTAATTATGTTTATTAAATTTAGTGGTATTTGGTTGAATGACGACTATATAGGTGCAATATGGCCTTATTTTAATTCACATCCAGATAAATTGGGGAATGATTATTATATTGCTATTAGATTTTCAGACAATCTTGCTGCTAGTCCTGTGGGTGAAATTCCAGATTTGTATGAATCATATAAATCTGGAAAAGAAAGAAATGAACGATTAGTAAATATATTAAAGGAATTGAAATGGGGCGCTACAGGGGATGAATTGTAATGAAACTAGAAAATTTGGAAACTTTAAGAATAAATATGATTAATTTGGATACTAAAGTAAATGAAAATCTGGCGAAGCCCACAATTGATTCCAAAGAATAATGATTATGCATTAGGCTATTTGCATAGCAATGCGAATAATTCAAGGTTTTATGACATTGTTCATTTCAATATCGAAATGAAACAATGGTTCATAACAAATGATACTTTATTAATAGGCGAAGAATATGAATTGATAGCATGGTGTTATTTGCCTAATCCACCGGAGATTGTTACTGATGTAGCTATTATCAATGGAGTATTTGGTAAAATTGAAAGGATATTAGAAAAAAATGATTGATGAATAAGGCCATAGCCCCCTATTTTCTATAGAACAAGAAGTAGGGAGCTATTATCAGATCGGCATTAATAAAGTGGATCCAACCACTCCCTTTAATGTCGATTAACAAAACCCGGTCAGGGACTAGCGTGTTACTAGACTTATAATAATCACACTAAATTAAGTCTGAGTCAATATGCCAACTGATGAAAATAATATCTTGATTGAGTTAAAAGCCAAGCTTTGGGGCTCTCTGCTATTATTTACACAGGTTTTTTTTAAAGAAAGAACAGGGCGAGAGTTCAGATTAAGTCATCCGGTATCACAAGAATCTCATTTCATTACTATTTGTCGTCAATTAACCCGTCTTTTCCGATTGGAAACAAAACGATTAATAATAAATGTCCCACCTGGATTTGCTAAAAGCGAGCTCTGCATTCATTTCATAGCTTGGGCAATGTCACGTTATCCTGATTGCAATTTCATGTACATTTCTTATTCAAAAAATCTAGCCGCTAAGCATACCTACACTATAAAAAGATTGATGGAATTACCTCTCTATAAAAGAATATTCGGAGTCGAATTAGCAAAGGATAGTAAAGCTAAAGATAATTTTAGGACTACTGCTGGAGGCTCTGTTATGGCATTTGGAAGTGGTGGGTCAATTGGTGGTCAAGATGCGGGTTTACCGCACCTGGATAGATTCTCTGGTATTCCAATTTATGATGACCCCCATAATATTGAAGATGTTCATAGCGATGTAATGAGGGAAAAAACAATAAATAATTATAATGAGAGTGTGAAAGCTCGTGTCATACGCTCAGGATCAAATGTTGGGATGTTGGTTGTTGGTCAACGATTGCGAGAGGAGGATCTATCCGATTATTTGGAGCAAGGAAAAGATGGAAGTGTGTGGGATATCGTGAAGTTACCAGGGCGCGATGAGCATGGAAATATCCTGTATCCCGAGCTTCATACAAAAGAAACATTAGACCGCGAACAGGAATTCAATCCTTATTTTTATTTTTCTCAGATCCAACAGCAGCCCCAGCCGGCTGGCGGAAGTGTTTTTAAACCAGAATGGTTTTATTGTACTGATTATGAACCAAAAATTATTGATACCTTTATAACGGCAGATACCGCCGAAACTGAAAAAAATTATAATGACGCCACTGTTTTTAGTTTTTGGGGTACTTATTATGTCCAAAGAGATGGGATCGAAACCGATATTCTCGGTTTACACTGGATAGACTGCTTAGAAATCAGGATAGATCCCAAAGATCTAATGAATGAATTTTTGTCATTTTATACGTTATGCATGAGTCACAAAATAAAACCTAGGCAGGCAGTTATTGAGGGTAAGTCGACCGGAACAACTCTACTGAGTGTATTAAAGTCTATGCAGGGTTTGAGGGTGACAAATGTCAATACTTCCAATATATCTCCGTCTCAATCTTTCTCTAATAAAACTGTTCGGTTCTTGCAATGCCAGCCTTATGTTGCCGAACAATTGATATCATTGCCACAATACGGAAAGCACACAAAAATGTGCATTGAGCATTGCAAAAAGATAACAGCAAATGACACTCACCGATTTGACGACATTGCAGATACGATGTGTTTTGCAATAAGAGCTGCATTGATTGATCAATCCATAACCAGAAGAATAAATACTCAAAATAATGAGAATAAATCAAAAATAATCATGTCTGGATTCAAAAATATGGAAAATTACAAAAAAAGGAAGCATATTATGTAAAAATTAGTATGTTTGTGTTCTATTATGTATAATAAACCCAAATTTTAATCCATTTTTGGGATAAATTTTCATGGTTGCCGAAAAAATACAAAAAGAGCATAAGCGCATCAAGGATAATATAGATGCTTTCAGACAGTATTTTAGACCGAATTATGTTCGCTATAGCGAATTCTTTAAATTTGTTTGCGACACCAATTTATCTGACACCGAAAAATCCACTCTAGATGCTATCAATAAACCTCCATTGGAATTTAATTTTCTAGAAGCTTATATCTCTAGATTAAGAGGTGAGTTCAGTAAACAAGAGCCATCGATCGAAATATTTCCAGATTATGATACGCCGATTGATTTAGATACATTAAAAATACTAGAAGGTCATTTTAAACACATTCTTTATGAAGCTAACAAAGAGTCATTCGAATATAGGATCTATACTGATTTGTTGATAGGTGGATTTAGTGCCATAAAAATGATTATCGATTATCCACATAACAGAGCGTTTAATCAGGTCATAAAAATGGAGCGTTGCTTTGATCCAACTTTAGTCGGATTTGACGTAATGGCAAATTCAACTCATAAGGGTGATGGTCAATTTAGTTTCGAATTATTCCCTTATACATTAGAAAGATTTAAGAGAGACTATCCTCACGTAAAAATTGACGATATAAGGTATCAACGTAACTTGAGTGGTTACAATTGGGCTTACAGAAATAGTAAAGAGAGATTTATTTTGGTTGCAGAATATTTCGAGAAAGTCCATAAAAGAAGCAGAATTGTGCAGCTTGCGAATGGTCAGGTTATGGCCAAGGATGAATATAACGATCTGTTAAAAATGTGGGAAGAGGCTGGTATGATTCCGCAACCTCCTCAAATTATTAATTCTAGGATGACAGATGTTGAGTCAATCGAGCGTTATGTATTAATAGAAAATGAAATCATTGAGCATGAGACAACTAATTATTCGATGTTGCCCCATATTTTTGTGGATGGTAATTCCGTTTTAATCAGAGATAATGTCGATGCGTCCGTTAGTCAGTTAACTCGTCCTTACGTATACCATGCAAGAGGTATCCAAAAATTAAAGAATTTTGCGGGACAAACTTTAGCTAATGAATTAGAAAATTTAATTCAGTCTAAGATAATGATCGCTGAGGAGGCACTTCCTGAGAATGAAGATTACCTGAAGGCTTATACTAACCCGCAAATAGCATCTGTTTTCGTGCACAAAGCGTTTAAAGACGAAAATCCAGATATGCCAATTCCCACGCCGTCGGCTGTTCCGAGAGTTCCAGCCCCTCCTGAAATTATGAATACTTTTGCTGTATCTGATCAAACAGTGCAAACCATCTTGGGATCTTATGATGCCTCTCTCGGAATAAACGATAATCAATTATCTGGTGTTGCTATTGTTGAAGGTGCTACACAATCAAATTCTGCTGCAATGCCTTATGTTGTAGGATTTTTACAAGGTTTGAATAGATCATGTCAGTGGGCAGTCAATCATTTGCCAAAAATTTGTCAGACACCAAGAACTATTCCAATTGTCCAAATGGACGGCAAAAAAGGATATGTCAGAGTTAATGACCATGGAACACCTCGCCTAGAATATTCTGATAATGCATTGCAGGTCAGGGTAGATCCTGGCGTTAATTTTTCTGTGCAAAAAAATAAGGCTCTTCAACAGATAATAGGCTTATCTCAAGCAATGCCCATATTCTCGCAATTTATGAATACCAAGGGCTTGCTGGTATTACTTGATAATCTAGAGATTAAAGGTGTAGATCAATTGAAAGTTATGGCGGAAGAATTTAGTAAAGAAATGCAGCAGCAAGCAGCTATGCAGGCTCAAATGGCTGAACAAAATAATCCGTTAAAGTTAAAAGCTCAAAATGATGAGAAAAAGATTATGTTGGAAGCTCATAAACAAGAAGCTGAAATGGCAGCTCAGGCGGCGAAAGTTGGTATTGATCAACAACGAGCTGATACCGAAAGACTGGAAGTTATGTTAAAGGCAGGAGATGCGCATGCAGATAGACTAATTCAAAAAGAAAAGCATGATACCGAGAACTATCACTCAGCTACGGAATTAGCAATCAAAGCAGCTAGTGAGCATGTAAAACATGCTACTGAGCTCAAAAAATTAGAACATGAAATATTGAGACATACAGGTGAATAAAAATGGCGCTACAAAAAGAATTTAAAGAAGTCATCAATGATTTCAGGTATAACCGCGAAAGACGCAAAGAAGAAATCAAGCGCGATCTACAGGAGGTAGCCGCCAAAGTTCGTCAGAAAGAATTTGAAAGAAAATATATGGATATGAAAAAAAGGGGGAGATAAGTATCATGGCAACAAGAACTGAACAAGCGGGTCATAAATGGATCCAAGGCGCCATTAAGCATCCTGGTGCATTGCATAAAGCTCTCCATGTGCCAAAAGGAAAGAAAATACCTGAGAGTAAGCTCGACAAAGCAGCTCATAGTTCCAGCGTAACTATGCGTGAAAGAGCAAATGCGGCTAAGACACTTAAAAAAATGCGCCATAAATAAAAAATTTGCAATTTAAAATATAGCGATTATAATTTAATCTATATTTAATCTATGGGGATTTGGAATAACTATAGATTCGGTGCTCTCGCCGTTATTGAGGCTTTACCCTGCTACGGGGTCACACATAGCCATTACCAATGGTGACCATTGGAGTCCTTGGCGAAGGTCAATCGTCCGGAAGAGGTTTGAAAATGACAGATGGTCAATTAACTGGTTCTGAAGATCAGGTATTAACCACGTCTCAAGAGGAACAAATGATTCCTCAGAGCAAGGTGGGAAAAATCGCTAAGGGTGCGAAAGAGGAAGGATATGCCAAAGGTTATCAGGCTGCTATGGCAGAATTAAATAATCAACAGCAATCCCAGTCAGCGCAACAGGTACCTCAGCAGCAGTATCAGCCCCCGGGTTTGCAGCAGAGCATGGGCGGAGTTCCGCAGTTCACGCCAGAAATGGAAGAACAAATGCGGAGAATCGTTAACGAGCAAACTGCTGAAATGCGAAGGGATGATCTAGGAAGACAAATCCATAATGACTTTATGTCTAAGATGGATGCAGCTTCGGCAAAATACTCTGATTTTAAGGACGTAGTGGGACCACTAGAGAAGGATATCAGCGCCAATCCAGAGGTTATGGCTAAATTAGTCATCATGATCAATGGAATGGATAATGCTGGTGACATTATGTACGACTTAGCCAAAAACCCGCATAAAGTGGGTACATTGGTTACTTTGTCTCATACAGCTCCTAATCTAGCGCAATCCCAGTTAGCGGCGCTTTCGGCTTCAATTAAGAATAATCATGATGCTCAAAGCCAAGTTACAAATGTTAATGAACCTGTAGGTCAGCTCAAGCCATCTCCAGCCAAAGGCGCGGATAGTGGCTCAATGTCAGCAAAAGATCTCAAAAAGATGGATTACTTACGAAAATGGTAATCTGATCAAGTAGAGGGGCCATTATCTCTGAATAAAAAATAATTTGGAGATTTAAGATGGCAATTCTACCTAATAACGTCCTGCAACAGGTGCAAACCTATCAACGTTCAGGATTAGCATTTCTCGATAACATGTTTTGTGCGATTTCTCTTGCTAATAAGAAATTTAAAGATTTTGAAACTTTGATTGGCAACTTAGGTAATACAGTTACTTTTGATTTGCCTCCTCGCTATTCGACACTTGCGAGCTTGGTTGCTCAATTCCAGCAATCACAGCAACGTGTTCAACCTTTAACTGTTGACCAGCCCATTTCTACTTCTTATGCATTTAGTGCTGAGCAGTTTATTTTTAACGTCGAACATTACATGGATATGTTCGGTAAAGCTGCGATGAAAGAAATTGGTACTGCTATTGAATCCAATGTTCTGTTAAACAATTGTTCTTCTGTCCCTGTATTAGTAAATGAAGTTCCGAGCGGTGCTTTACATACTGAATCGGGTCCTTACCGTTTTTATGGAGATGGAGTAACACCAATTAATTCTTATGGGCAGCTAGCTACTATGTTGGCTTTTTTTCGTAATTATGGCGCAGCTTCTCATTCTACTCATTCCATTTTAAGTGATATCGCAGTCCCATCGATTGTTAATACCGGATTAAATCAATTCGCATTAGATCGAAACGATGATATTGCGCTTTCCTGGAAATTAGGAATGTTCTCTAATTGTGAATTTTATCAATCAAACTTGCTGCCTATTTTTGTTGCAGGAGACGTTGGTAATAATGCTCAAACATTAACTGTTGTAAGTACTAATGATCCGACTGGTGCGAATATTACTCAGATCACATTTAGTGGCGCTACCGGCAGTGATGCTAACGCGATATTCTCAGGCGACTTATTTCAATTTCAAGATAACGTGAGCGGTCAACCCAATCTTCGTTATTTGACATTCGTTGGACATGTTGCTTCATCTAATCCTGTCCAGATTCGCGCTACTGCGCCTGCTGCTGCTACTTCCGGTGGTCAAGTGACTGTAAATATTTTCCCGGCACTTTGTTCGCAAGCTGGAAATCAAAATCAAAACATTCTTTATAATATCGTTGCCGGTATGCAGGTTAAGGCGTTACCGACTCGAAAAACGGGTGTTACCTGGTCTGGCGATGCGCTCTTTTTGGCTATGCCTCAACTACCTGATCAATCACCTTTTGCAACGGCTGCTGAAGCTGATCCGGACTTGGGTATGTCTATTCGCTTCACTCATGGAGCATTATTTGGACAAAATCAGATGGGATTCATCAATGATGCAATTTGGGGATCTACTATGGTTCCTGAGTACTCAATGCAGCTCGCATTCCCATTAACTCAATAATTGTGAGGATAGTTAATTATGGCAAATCAATATGAACAAATAGTCAATGATGGTTTACTTTATATTAATGAGTTGAATCTAAGTTGGCTCAGTAATACCACGGCTTCATTGGCCGCTGGTCAAGCGCGCGACACAACTAATGTGTTCGATATTATTCTCCCATCTTCAGTAACGCTTAACATTGCTGTAAATGGTGTGAATGGATTGGATACCGGAACAGTTGCAGCAACTACTTTCTATTATGTGCATCTTATTTTAGATCCCACTAATAGAAATCCGGTTGGCGCACTCATTTCTAAATCTTTGACTGCACCAACTTTACCGGCAGGATATGGTTACTTTAAGCATGTCGGAAATCTTGCGACTGATGGCTCATCACATATTAGATTGTTCTATCAACACGGAAATGGTGTTGATCGTCGCTATGAATATGACGCTGCTATATCTGTTGTTTCTGCTGGAGCTGCTACAAGCTTAACTCAGATCAACTTAAGTAATTATGTACCGACAAAATCAGTTATTAATGTATTAGCTTCTTATGCTTATACACCTGCGGCTGCATCACATACTTTATCTATTGTGCCAACTTCAACAAGCTCTACTACCCCAGCTCAGCAAACTGGACAAGTAGCGGCCGTTGTTATTGATGGTGAAGTATCATTGATGAGTCAGGAGGTAACTGGTGCACCTAGTATCTATTATTTAGTAAGTAGTGGATCTGATGCCGTAACTATCTACGTTAAAGGTTATATAGATAGCATGTAATCAGAGATGAAGGGGTTACAAAATGTAGCCCCTTTGAATAAGGCAGGCTATGAATGGCATATACTGTAAATCAGCTCATAACCAATGCGTATTATCTTTCGCAGATAGTTTCTCGTGACTTGGATCAGCCCACGGGAAATCAAATTACGCTTGGGCTTAATTTATTGAATGCCTTACTCTCATTTAAGACATCTGATGGAAAATTGGTCCCTTATTATCAATTGCAATCCTATACATTAACTGCCGGTATTGAACAGTATTTTTATCCCAATTTAATTTGGGTTGAATCCATTACGTTTAATATAGGTCCTATTCGTTATTCGATGATGAATCTTGATAGAAAAAAATATTTTGGATCTTCCCGTATCGATAATTTAGAAACACTTCCTTTTAGCTATCGCACAGAAAGGACACTAAATGGAACAAACATTTATTATTATTTCATTCCTGCTGATAATTACCCTATACACATTATGGGTAAATACTCCTTAACCAATGTGACTAATTTAGCATTGGATTTAGAAACTATTTACGATGATTTCTATATCGAATATTTGCGATATGGTTTAGGAGAGATGATTTGTAATGATTATGGTGTAGATTTCTTGCCCCAAAATGCATTAAAGCTAAAACAATATGAGCACCGACTAAGATCTACTAATACTCCGGATCTCACAATATGCAAACAAACTACGTTTACATCACAACCTGGAATTAATTACGGTGATATAAATATTGGTAAGGGATGGAGGCCAAACGCATGAGTATGATTCCTTCATCGTCACGCACAAAACAAATTCCTCTCAATATGGTTGGGTCTTCTGTCTTTGGTCAATATCCAAAAATTTCCACCGAAGAAACTACTAACATGTATATTTCTGATGGGTTCTTAGTTCCTTATCCTGGATATTTTTCTCTTTTTGCGGTTGGAACGGGATTGACTCGCGGAATATATTACTCAACAAGGGCAAATTCTACATTTGTTGTTGTCGGTGGATCAGCTTTTATTATACAAAATAACGTAGCAAGATTTATAGGATCGATGGGTTTAAATGCTGGTTTTGTGCAAATTGATGAAGATATAGTTGGAAATGTTGTTTTCTGTGAAATAAATTTTATTTTGAGCTTCTACAATTATAACACATTAGTTTTTGGCAGGGTGGCGACATCTTTCACACCTACATGGGTTTGTTATATTAACCAACGATTTTTATGCACAATTTTTCGTTCCTCCCAGTGGATTGCTTCTGATGTTACGCAGCCTGGAGTTATTAATTTCACATATCCTGGACCTTTAGTTGGCCAACTTGCCACAGCAGCAGATACGGCTACCGCAATAGTGAGATATCCCGGTAGAGGTAATGCATTTCTAATTCTCGGTAAATTCACTTCTGAATTATGGTATGACGTAGGAGCTCCCGTTTTTCCTTTTCAAAAAAATATAAATTCATCTTATGCTTTTGGTATTCTAGATGCTAGAACCCTCTCTAGCATAGATAATTTTATCGCATTCGTTGCTTTAAATAATTACTCTAATGTTGTCATCATGGCGACAGATGGAAATGAAATTAAAAAAATATCAATTGACGGATTAAATTTCATAGTTGATCTATTCACTTCAAATGCTTGGGGCAATATTTTTAGAGTGTCCGGACATACATTTTATCAATTAAATTGGCCAGACAGTAACTACAGTATTGTTTACGATTTTACGACAGGAAAATTTTTTAATTTGACAGATCCCAACGGAAATATGTACCCGGTTGCTAAATCAGTACTCCCGTATGCTAATCAACCCACAGTTGAACCCACAGCTTTTAATTCTATATTTATTACTTTCAACGACAATGTTATTTACACATTAAGTGAAATATTTTACACAGGGAATGGAGCCACGCTTCCGCGCAGCAGAACTCTGGCGAACATTCGATTACCTGATGCATCACGTTTCGTATTGAATAGTGTTTCCTTTGCTATGGAGCAAGGAATAAATCAAGTTCCTGGCAATGTTCAGTTATTTGTATCGAAAGATGGTGGATATACGTATAGCGCAAATGCAATCACTAGAAATTTGCAACCTCAAGGAAGTATTGCTAATAGAGTTCCATTCTGGAATTTAGGGTCTTCTAATGATTTTGTTTTGAATTTTAATTTTACTGCACCAGGTCGTTTTGTGATAGGTGATGGTGTTGCGAGTATATACCAATGAACATACCCATTTATCCATACCTAGACATGATAGAAGTGAAAGACCCAGACACTAATAAGTTTTTGTCATCAAAATTGGTATTCGGGTGGGAACAGTTTTTTAATCAGTTACAAACGCAGATGCAAGATAACTTATCAAATGATGGATATGTACTGCCACCAAGATCTAATGGAGATATTAGTAATTTAGCTGCTTATATAGCTCAGCAGATTGCTGCTGGTAATCCTGAATATTTTGAGGATTGTAGATTGTTATATAACAATGATACTAATCAAATCATAGCAATTAAAAAAGGCGTAATAAACGTTATAGGTTAGGTGAAATATGAGAAGTGATAATCAGTTTGGTATGCCAACTTCATCAGTTGGATTTGACTACGGAAAATTAAGAAATGCTTTGGGATCTAATGCGTCTGGATTTGGTGCGTTAATACCAGCTCTATTTGGTGGCGGCAGAAATCCTATGGATGCAGGAATGCCTTATATGCAGCAGATAGGTCAATTATATAGTCCCTACATGCAGCAAGGAAACATGGCGAACAATATGGCGATGGGTCAATACGGAAGATTAGTTAATAATCCTGGTGATTTGTACAAACAATTAGGAGCTGGATATTCAGCGTCTCCTGGTTATCAATTCCAAAAGCAGCAAGCGACAGACGCAGCCGCTAATGCAGCAGCAGCAGGAGGCATGGCAGGAACTCCTTATCATCAAATGGAATTATCAAAATATATTACTGGTCTTGCTAATCAAGATTACAACAATTATATGGATCGAATGTTGGGAATGTATGGGATGGGATTGGGTGGTTATGGAAACATGGGTCAAATGGGATTTAATGCAGCAAATCAATACGGAACCAATATGCAAAATATGGGGCAAATGGCTATGGAAGGTCAACGGTATAACAATCAGCGGAATCAAGGGTTGTTTGGCTCACTAGGAAATCTATTTAGTGGATTATTCGGCGGACTATTTTAGTAGGTAAATAATTATGGTTTATCCAATGAATGTTAATTTCGGAAGTCCTTTTCAAGGCGCTACCGACATTGCAAATCTAATAGGTAAATACGGCGAGAATCGGGCACTAGCTGCGAAGCTTCCTTATATCGGACCTACTGCGCAAGCAGAAATGCAGTTAGCGCAACAACGAATACCTTACATGCAAGCACAGACACAAGGTATGAATTTGCAGAACCAATATTATCCGCAGGATATTATGTCGCAAATTGGTACTCGCAATGCACAATCTGCATTGAATAATATGTATGTGAATAAACCCGGATATCTAGCGGGCGGTGATGTTGCGCAGATTCAAGCACTAGCTGATATGGCTAGAAATCCTAATGCTTTAAATCAGTTAAGTAACAATCCTAACCCATTAATACAGTCCTATATTAGGAACATGCAAAACAAAATGGAATTTGGTCCTGCATCTGGTATGGGTGTTGGTGGAAGAGAGCAAATGAATTTTCAGAATTTAGTTGCTAAAGATAATCCTCAATTACAAAACGATCCAAATAAAATTTATGAAGCTACTAATACACTGATGAGCGGCGGAGAAACATTGCCTGATGGAACCAAGTTGAATTTTTCACCGTTAACAAAACAATCATTAGACAGAATGGTTAGGCATGGAAGCGATGCTCCTACGAGAAACAAAATAATATTAGCAAGGCAAGCCGATGCTGAATTAAATGTTATGACGAAATCTGTTAATGATATTTTCTCTAAACACGGTGGAACTTCTTATTTCGGAGTGCTGCCTCAACAAATAACCAATCAGTTTTCCTCCTCTGAGAGAGATCAAAAGGCATTAGGAAAATTAATAGCGGCAGGAGCAATCAATTATGAAATGGCTCAACTTAGAAACAGGGTAGCTGGAGGAGAGCCAGGAATAGGGGCAACGCAAATATTAATGAAAGAATCCGGGAATATGCTTAGCAGTCACTATCCAAATCTAACTGTAACCGCCAGAAATGAAGCGCAAAACGAAATAAACAGAATCATAGGTCAAGGATTAAGAGCTAGAGAAAAAGTAGGTGTTTCGCCTTCTCAATTATTACCAGGCATGCATAAAGAGTCTGAATCAACTCAAGAAAATAAAGTGAGTGATCCATGGGGTATTAGATAATGTTTAATATGCAGCAGTTTCGACAACAATATCCTCAATATAATGATATGTCAGATCAGCAATTGGCTGATACATTTCATTCTAAATATTATTCTGATATTCCTAAAAATGAGTTCTATCAAAAGATTGGTTTCTCTCCAGAGTCTAGGATGCATTCTGCATTATCTACATTAGGTCAAATACCAGGTTCATTGGCCGTTGGGGGATACCAAGCATTGCAGAATATTGCCAATACTCCGCACAATTTAGTATCTAATTTATTTGGGCAGCAGGCGGCATCACCAATTCCGCATTGGAATGTTCCGACTGAAGAATTAAGACAATATTTTGGCGCTAATAAACCTGGGATGACCAGAGATATTTCAGAGTTTATTGGGCAAGGATTACCAGCATTGGCAATGGGTCCGATGGGTCCAGTTGCAGGAGGCGCTTTGTATGGAGCAACGCAATCTGAAAATCCCTATCTGGGAGGATTGCTGGGAGCCGTGGGAGGAAAAGCATTAAATGCAATACCCGGGGCTTACCAAGCAGCAAAATCTTATCTATCGCCAAAGGTTCAATCACAGGAGTTTTTAAGCAAATTAAGTGGTGGCCTAGATGTAGATCAAAGTAAAAAATATGTTGCTAATTTAATAAGAGATACTGCTAATTCAAAATCACAAATGGCAAAACAACAATATTCTTTTTTGGATATGCCAGAAGTCGGAGGACAGCAGATTTATAAATCATCTCCTTATTATGGAGCAATGAAAGGTGGATTTAATAAAGAAGGTAGTAAATTTCTTAAAATGGAAAGTGAATTAAACGATATGCTCAAGGGTGATCTAAAAGATAAATTTACAGCATTCATGGAAAATCCAACAGCATTGAAGGCGCACAGATTGCAAAGTGATTTAGCTAAAAAAGCATATGCAATCAACCCAAAATCTTCTTCTACTGATGCTGAATTAAGAAATACCTTGATTAAATCAAGGGAAGCGCTATCTTCCGATCTCCAGTCTCATTTAGATTCTTCTAGTCCTCAACTAGGTAATGCATATAGAAATGCTACAAATTTCTATAAGAATGAAGTTAGTCCTTATTTGGAAAATAGAAAAATAAAAGATATTTTAGATCCTAAAACTATGGCTTATAAAGACCTGGTTAATTTGTTTAGTAAATCTAATAAAAAGATGTCGGCTATAGCTGATGATCTTGGTCAAGACGTGAAAGATAAAATTATCGCAGAATATTTATCGAGTAAATCAACTAGGGCTAATCCATCAAAATTATTAGAAGGATATGATGAGTTAAAGAATAAAGGATTGTCTTCATTTTTGCGTCCAGGAATAAAAGATGAAATAGAAGAATTATCAAAATCTGCAACTAAAAGAAAAGTTGCCGCTGGTGCTGCGGGAGCTCTTGGAGCAGCGGCATTAGGAAAAGAAGCATATAACTTATTCGGAGGGCATTAAAATGTCGGTAATAGACCCGCGATTTATACCCATTCCTCCGATGCAAAGTTACTTTGTTGATAAGGCATCTGCGTTAGCTCTATCTTCAGGAACTGTTACTTTTTATGAGGATACGAATAGAATTAGTTTGAAACCTGTTTATCAAATTACAGGATCCCCTGGGTCTTACACATTTGTTGCTTTGCCTAATCCATTGATACTGAGCGGTATTGGGACGTTCGTGGATAATTCCGGAGCTAATATCCAACCCTATTATTTTCCTTATCAGGGAACGCCGAGTAGTAGCACAGGTCAAGTAGATCTGTACTTTGTAAGTGTTGCGAATTCTGGTTCTATGTTTCAATTTTCATTAATGGCTCAACCTTATTTGTCTAGCTTAAATGCACCTTATATGAATTCAGCGATTATTAATTTTGGTTCTACTCCAGTTAGTAAAGGAATATTTACAATTATAGATAGCGGAGTAAGCGTAGGAGATCAAATTATTGCTCAAGTTGTTTATACGGGGGTGGGAGGAAAATCACAGGATGAATGTGAATTTGATTCAATAGATTTGCAATGTTTGGCTGGCACGGGTCAATTCAGTGTATTAGCTAAACCCAATTCAGGTAATCCAGTTTCGTTAGTATCTGGATCTTTTCAAATAAATTATGTAGTGAGTTAAGGAGAAAAAAATGGCAATTATTCAATCTGGTTCCGGAACAACCCCTCTAAATGTGGATTTAAATAGCAATGCTGCGCATATTACTTCATATGGTATTGATGGGACACTGTCAACAAATATTGGAAAACAAACGTATTGTGCGGCCTCTGCGGCTTTTAGCCCACCAGCCACTCCTACGGATTGTTTCACCATCACGGGAGGAGTTGGAAAGACTACTCGTATTTTAAGAGTGGGAATTTCTACCACTCAAACTACGGCAGGAATTAATAGCTGGTTTTTAGTTAAGCGTTCCACTCCTGATAGTGGCGGAACATCAACGATCATCAATGCAGTTCCATGTGATTCTAATAATGGATCTGCTGTATCAACCGTTCTTTCTTATACTGGAAATCCTAGTACAGGAACATCACTGGGAAATGTATGGGCGGGTGATTTGACTTCTCCTGCGCCAGCAACCGCTAGTGCTTCAAATCCTGCATTCATTATTGATTTTTTAGATTCTTATGGACAGCCATTAGTTCTACGTGGAACAGCGCAGGTTATTGCTTGGAATTTTGCTGGTGCTTCATTACCAAGCGGATTATCAGTTATTGCATTTGTCCAATGGACAGAAGAATAGGAGACATAAAAATGAGTACACCTTTTGACATGGGACGAGATATTAACGGTTTTAATGCATTTGCCCCTATTTATAGCGATACCGTTTATCAAACTACATTATCAGCAAATATTGAGCAACATTTTACAGTTCCTGGATCTAAAATAGGACAATTTCAAAATTATATTGCTGTTTTTTCATTTGATCCGGGATTGAGGATTTTTTTCGCTAACAATGTAATGGCAGTAATACCAGGTATTTTATTTGCTGCTGGGCCGGGGGAATTAAATCCTACAACGCGTTATGTTAAGGCAGGTGATATTTTGAGTTTTATAACTCCTGATACGACAGCGTATGTAACGGTAGCGCTATATGTTATTCAGTAATGGAAGATTGGGACAATTAATACAGATAATGAGGAGAAGTCCTTTTGTTGAGGAATTTGATTTTCCTGGTCAGCCGATTCCTCCGCCTGTTCCGTGCTTTTTGGTAGATCAGGCAGGTGATTTCATTATTACTATGGCAGATAACAGTAATGTTCTAGTTCATTGTGAACAGGAAACATCGCAAGTAATAGATTATTTAGGCAATAGAGTTATTACGTATAACGATATGAGCGTTCAAGCAATACATCCTTAGTGAGGAAAGAAAATGGCAAATAAGTATTTAAATCAATTCCCAGCTAAAATAGCGCCAGTTCTTGCGGATATTATTTATGTGGGTGATTCTGCTAATGGCTTCACCGAAGTTAAATCTACATTTGGCCAATTTGTTACTAATAATAATGTTTTGTTATTTTCAGGATCATTAATTAGTGGTGATATAGGAATTTTTAATGGATCAAATCAAATTGTAGATTCTGCTGTCAATATTGATGGGAGTACGAATGTCACAAATGTAAGATCGATTACTTTGCTGCAAGATCCTACGACAAATTTGCAAGTTGCAACTAAACAATATGCAGATACTAAATTGGCAATCTCTCAGGACTTAGGAGATTTGTCGAGCGCTCCAGCTGCGCGAACAAATTTAGGTTTAGGCACGGCCGCAACAAAAGTGGCATCTAATAATTCAGAGCCTAATTTGGCATCGATTATAGGCACTATAACGCCAGGTGATGTTGTTATATTTGCTGATTCAAAAGGAACTATAACTGATGGTGGATCAACTTCTATATTTTTAAAAGTAGTGAATAATTTAGATGATGTCGAGTCACCTGCCACTTCATTTAATAATATATCTCCTACCTCCACACAAGGAGATATTATTATTTATTCTGGTGGAACTAATAATAGATTGCCAATAGGTGCAACTAATCAAGTATTATCTGTAAATGCTGGATTACCAGCATGGAGAGATATTGGTTCAGTCACAAGTTTTTCTGATAATGCAATTTTTACAAGTAATTCCCAATTAACATTAAGCACTTCGCCTCAAAATTTGCCGGCTGGAGTTTTATACTCTAGCTCTCCCGGCTCAACTTGGTCAACGTTTGGTGATAATACTGGGATGGTTTGTGGACATGCGGGAGGCTATTGGTGTGTTGCGCAGATACCCACCTTGGCATCAGGTGTTGCAGGAGGACAAACATGGTTTTATATAACCGTAAATAACATTAGGCAAAGTCCGCTATTTCCGCTAGCTAATTTAGGAAATTCTTCGTCTAATTTTGTTGTTATTACCACGGCAACTTATGGCCTGTTGGCTTTAAATGCAAATGATATTGTCAGAATTGTAGGTATCACGGCAGGCTCTTTAAATCCTCTTTCAACTTATTACAACCCAGGCGTTAGTGATGGCTTAGTCATTAATTTTATACGCTTAACATAAACCAAGGAGAAAATAAAATGGCTGGTGATATTCGATTAGTTCAATTTAATCCAAAGTCTTCTCCTGTTGGTACTGACATAGTTTATATGGGAGATTCATCTACTTCTTTTGATGAGGTCAAAGTTACCCTGAGCAGCATTGGAACTTATCTTATGGAAAATTCCGCTACTCAATTACAGACAATATATGTTTCTACGAAGGGCAATGATAGTATTGGTACCGGAACAATAGTAAATCCTTTCGCATCACGCGCAGCTGCTATTTCTCATATTGGCAGTAATGCAACTGCAACAAACCCATTTGTAATTGTTTATGATCCGGGTTCCTATACTTTTTCTACTTTTAATCTTGAGCCATTTATTTATGATTTTGCGTATACTTCTAATACAGTTCTTATTACGGTTACGGGTGGATTTGTTACTTTAGATCAAACAGCTTTTTCTGGAGTTGTTAATGCAAAATCAGGAGTTAACAACATTAATTTTGTTGGTGGTACAGGAATAGATATTCTAACATCATCAATGACAGGAAGCGCAGCTTTTACAATTATATTTGGTGGAGTAAATGCGGGTGGAGCTAATTTTATAAATAGTTCTTCTTTTTCTGGAAGGATGACCATTACACTGAGAAATAATACATTTACTGGCACTACATTTAATGGTGTTAATACAATCAGTTCACTGGGTGGGAATCAGTATAGCACCGTAGCATTAAGATCAGATCAAGCGTCAACAACAGGAACCTTCGAAAATGATGATAAATTTGGTTCTCTCTCTATTAATGATGGAGGTAGTAGTAATAATTTAACAGCATCTTTCACTACATCTAATCCTCCTAGTAGCGTATCAATTACAAATTCCGGAACAGCTATTGTTAATATTTCTTTTGATTCATTAACTTATATAGTTCCTACTATTACAGGATCTCCAATCATTAACATTCTTCCTCAAGTATTTAAAACAAACAATAATACTATTGATGATGGAGGCGGAGGAGCAACGATTGCAGCTGTTGGAACATCTACAGTAAATATAGGAAATAGTACGGGGCCATCAACAACGAATATTGATGGCTCTGTAAATATAAATACGACTGGATCAGGTATAACCATGCTTGGAGCTTCCACATTTTTAGGTACGATAAATCAATCTCTAGCTAGTGGAAATGTCAAGTTTATTCAAACAGCGGTCACTACTGGTAATGAACCAATAATTTTTATGCAAGTTTCTCGTACTGGATTAACAGCAGTTCAAAATGGGGATAGATTGGGCCAATTTGATTTTGAAGGATATGATGGAACACAATATGTATCTGCAGGGCAAATATTTGCAAGTGTGGATGGTACAGTAGGAACAAATCAGGTTCCAGGAAGATTAGATTTTTATTTGGCAAATAGTAGCGGAACATTAACAAATTATTTAAATATACATGCAAGTGGACAAGTCTCAACTATGAATAATACTGTTGATGATGGAAATGGTGGCTTTTCGTTTGCAACATCTGGATCAAGCACTGGAACTATAGGAGGAGGAACTTATAGCGGAATTATGAATATAGGAAATGTTTCAGCACCTAATGTTGGTTCACTATCTTCAAATCACGGTCTTTTAACATATGATGGGCATGCCCCATATGCTGTTGGGACGGTAAGTACTAGTGGTTCATCTACAACAATAACTGGATCTGGCACGACATTCACATCAGCGATGACCGGTGGTGTCCTATTTGTTACCTCGGGTGCAAATATTGGAACGAGTGTCGGCGTTACATTTGTTTCTACAACATCACTAACTGCAGACCAGTCGGTGACAATAGCTGCAGGATCAAGTTTTAAACTTTATTATGGGGCCATTCAATTAAGTCCAACTACTTATAATTTTGGAACTGGCGCAACTGTTTCTAGCATTAATATTGGAACGAATGCTTTTACTGGAACTATAACATTAGGAAATAGCACAGGGCCATCGATTATCAATACCAGTGGAAATATGACAGGGAATATTTATGTAAATAATGGTTCTTCTAATAGAAATGTCGGTATAACCATGAGTTCATTACCTGCTTTGGCTGGTGGTAATGATTGCGTATTTATGGGATATAGAGCTTTAAATGCTCTCACAAGTGGAACTCAACATACAGCTTTAGGTTATGATGCACTATTTCAGGCAACTAGTGGTAATGCTAATACGGCTGTTGGTTTCTCTGCTGGTTCTTCTATTACTACAGGCTCTGCAAATGTTTGTATTGGAGCACAAGCGGATGTTAATTCAAATACAGCGAGTAATAGAATTGTAATAGGTGATACCACCACAGGTACTAATGATAACCAATGTATTATTGGTAATGGTTCTATAACATCAATCATAAATACGGGAGCAGGTACGTGTGCATTAGGAACTACAGCAAATGCTTTTAGTTCTTTAGTTTTAGGTACATCTTCAAGTAGTACAATTGTAATTAATCCTGCTTCTGTAGCATCTGCTAGAACTTATACATTACAAGATTCCGGTACAAATTCTGATATTGTTACGAATACTTATAGTGGTGTTATTGATTTTAATACAGTTGGTGCTATTACCATTGGTGATCAAACTAATACGACAGGATTAACTTTAAATACCAATACATCTTCCACTTTAACTATTGGTCCAGTTTCTTCTTCGATTGCTATTGGAAATACCACAGGTGCTCTTACTGCGACAACAGTTGCAATAAATACAGGAAATCATGCAGGAACTGTAACTATAGGGCATTCCAATACCGCTCTTATTTTAGTTTCAAACCCTAATCTTGTCGGCGGATCTAATCAATTATCTTTTCAGCCTGGAGGATCTGGAAATTCTATTACATTTACTGCAGCTAATCCCGCATCAAATAGAACTTATACAATTCCAGATGCTCTAGCAAATTCAAATATGGTTTTATCAAGTCAAAGTTCTGTTACGCAATTAACTAGCATATCGACCGGAGTTACAATTACAGGACCAACAGGAAATATTACAACAGTAAGTTTAAGTACGGTTGCCTCTACAACGGCTGGTACTTTCACAGTTACCAATACTTTTTATACGTCGAGTAGCCAAGTAATAAATGTTCAAGCAAGTTATGGTGGTGCAACTACCGGTACCCCTTATGCTTTTGTAAGCGCTATTAATTCAGGATCTAATACTTTCAACATCACTGTTAGAAATATAGATACTTCCGCCGCTCTGAACGGAACACTAATTATTAGCATGATTATTTGTTAAATAATTTAAATTAAAATAAAATAGGAGATATAAAAATGGCGATTCAAAGTATTAATGTCAATACAACTGGTTTAGTGGATGTTGATCCAAGACGTGTTGAAATTAAATGTACAGATTCATTATCAACTATTACTACAGCTGGGTATTTGAATCCAGTAAATGCGCAAGGATTTACGATTAAGCAAACGGACCAGGTGGTGATTGCTTATACAGGAGGAAGTGGTTCTACTTACACGGTCGAGACGTTTGGTGTATCCATAGCGTCTTCCACGGGTATAATTACACTAACTCCTAGCGAAGGTGGTGTTATTGGAACTCCAACAGTTGGTGATTTTGCTGTATTTGCAAATGCCATGGGTGGTATTCAAGATCTAGGGTATTTACCATCCAATGCAGCAAAAACAAATGTTGTTATGGCAACAGGTCCAGTGACTGTTGGAAATATTTCTACTTATACTGATACAGCCGGTACTATCGGTCAGAATGCAGCAACTGCTATTAATGGTGGAAATATTCAAGCCGGTCTCTCAGGTACAGCAGGTACATTGATTTCCTATCCTTCTACTGCAAGTAAAGGATCTTTGATTGTTGCTGGTGTTGCAAATACTGGAAATACAAATACAACCATCAGTAATGCTGCAATGGCTCAGGCTAGTGTGATATCTATACCTGATCCAGGTATTGCTACTGCAAATTTTGCTTTAAACAATGTTGGCATTACTAATACTGTTCAAATTACTTTGAATCTTGCTTCTATCACGGGAATGTATGCAACACCAGTTCAGTTAATTGCTGCTATTGCAAATAATTCAATCTTCATCACTTCTTTGCAGGCAAATTATATTGGCGGATCTGCGGCATTTACGTCAGGAGGAATCATAGTAGTTCAATATGGTAATAGTGCTCATGGTGCTGGAACAACGGCAACTAGTGGCGCCTCTATTTCTGGCGCAGGGTTTTTGACAGGTGGAACAACTAATCAATATTTAACAGTAACTGGTATTAATAATTCCGCATCTGGAACTGGCGCAAACTCAAGTGGTGTCATAAATACAGGAATTTTCATTAGTAATCAGACTGCGGCTTTTGCAACAGGAACTGGCGGATCAATGATTATTACTGTTAGTTATGTTGCAGTTCCAATGTCGTAATATGTTTAAAAAAATATTTAAAGATTGTTTTACAGGAAAAGATAACAAAACTTATGACTTTATAAGGGTTATAGGATTTATTGTCATTATTTTTTATCTTTTCCTCGCTTTTTGTGATATTTTTATAACACGTAATCAACTGGATTTCATTTCTTTTGCTATGGGGTTTGGTACTATCATTACTACGTTGGCTACTAGTCTATGGGTAAAAAAATCTACGGAGCCAGAACCAGATCAGAATAAACATGATTCAATAGATAAATATAAAGCAGAGGACAATAAAAAAGATGTTTAATGGGTTAACTCATACGATAGTTATCATAGTGATTTTTATTTTATTTATGTGTGGAATATTTACTTTTCTATATATAAAGCA